TATCTTCTGTTTTTTTAGTTTTCATATTCCATTCTTTCATATTTTCAGTTTATGGACCATACGTCCTGCTATAATGAAAATAAATATGATAATAACCAGCATGGCAGCACCTCCAAAATCCAGTTTAAACTGCTGCCATGTGGAAAGCTGTTTTTCCACCGGGAAAGGAATCGGTATAGAATCAGTCTTTATCAAAGTATCTGTCCTATTCACATATTGATACTTATACAGATACTTACATTTATACTGATATATCGTATCTCCCTTTACCGCTATATATACACTATCATGCTGATATATGCTATCATGCCTTATGCTATCACGAATCCGATACTCCGTTTTCACGGTTTCAACCGGAACATATAGAGTCCGGCAGGAACTAAGTCCTCCTCCCAATATCAGAAGGAAGATTATCACATCTACCAAACATCTCATGATGCGGTATCTTTCAAATAGTCAGTAATTCCATCAATATGCGTTTGCACTACCAGTTGTTTTCCTTCAGCAGACAAAAGAAATTCTACATCTTTTTTGTTATCCTGAAAGAAATTCTCTGTTAATACAGCCGGACAGATCGTATCACGGCATATAGCAAGATTCTGTATCCAAAACAATTGTTCCTGTACTGGTTGACGCACAAAAGCTGATTTAGCTTTAGCAGATTCAGCCAGGCACATTGCCAGACGCTTACTATTAACAGAAGCATTATTTGATACAAATACACTCCATCCACGTGCAGTCAGCCAATCCGTACCATAACCTGCCGCATTACAATGAATAGAAATTAATATAGCATTACCTTCAGTTTCCCGGTAAATGTTATTTGCCCGCCTACATCGTACGGAAAGAGGAATATCTATATTCTCTTTCACTATGCGCTCCGCATTAAAACCTTTTTCACGTAATCCGGTTACTATCCTATCTGCGATTTCTCGGGTATATATCCATTCTTTCAACCTTCCATCCGGCGAACATTTACCTGGTGTATTTTCACCATGTCCGTTATCTATCAGTATTTTCATGTTTCAATGTTCTTTTAAATTAATAATCGCTTGGAGGCTGTCTTCTGTCACATCTATGAACATCACATCGTTTCGCTTCAGCCTCCTTTAATTTTAATTCAATTCCGTGCCGTTTATGAATTTCATCTAAATGGGCAGCTTGTTCCTGACGAAGTTCTACATAAATTGTATCAATCTTTGCATCCCTTTGGGCAATACGTTCCTCAAGCCAGGCAATTTGTTTACGCTCATTTTCGCTTTCCATAGCATCTGCAGAAGCATCTTCCTTGCGTGCGTTTGTCTTTCGGTTTACGTAGAAATTTACGATCCATTTTATCGCTTCCAAGCCACCAAGTGCACCAATTATTGTAAACCAATCGTTTAGTTCCATAGCCTTATCTATCTAAAATTTAGTAGTACTTTTATTACTAAATAATATGAAAGCACAGTTTTCTTCATTATTTATATTTTTTTTAATTAACAACAAGCAATTACACCACTTCACGTGACCAAATTCTATTTACGAAGGAACGTTAAAATTGATACCATCTGTATTAGGTCCATATTTACCTAAATATATTGCAAGAGCCAATTGCAAAGACTGCGGAGTTGAATAGTAAGTCCTATAGACACCATTATTAGTATAAGGTCTATCAATGAACCATGTTCCAGCACTAACATATTCACCAGAACCGCCATTCAGCATAGGTTCCATAAACAAAAAATTATCACTATGCCCAACAACGTAATACCTAAGTTTTGAACCACCCCAATGAGCTAACAATCTGATGAATGAGCCTTCCCCTCTCATATAACATGTTCTTATTTCAGCCCCTTTATAATAGATGCCTGTATATAAAAATGATGTATCTCCACCTCCTGTTCTAGAAATATTAGGACCATTTTCATATCCTCTAGTAGCAGTACTAACAATCGTAAACTCAACACCATCAAATTTCTTATTATTAGGCAAATATAAGGCAGAGCTTCCATTGAATAGTATATTTACCTTACTATAAGCAACTTTGCTTGGATCAATTGAAGTTCCATTAACCTGTATAGGAGTATTTGTTGCAAATCCATATACATGCCCTCCATTCGTATATTGATTCCCAGTTTTAAGATTTACTGCATAATTAGGTCTAAATGATCCTCCTTGTGGATTAGCAGGTGTAAAATTTAGGTAATTGCTAGTAGGATTTCCTTGGGCATCTTCTCCTTGTTGACTGTACATATAATCACCGCAAAATACAGCACTAGATAGTTTCGAAAAATCATTAATTTTTATTTCATCAGATTCTATTCTCCCCTTAAACTGGTACGTCCCATTTTCCGGGTCCATCTCAAACATTATCTTATTGTCTGCCAAAGCAAAGATTCCTGTTCGCTTTTTACCATCTGCTTCTGTCAGACAATCCTTTCCCTGTGCTATACCAGTCAATTTTCCATCTGCAGAACGTGTTCCACTGAACATTTTGGGTGTTACTATGTATCCACCACCAATTTCCGTAGCATATCCATTCCATTCTTCAATCCACGATAAAAGATTGGCATCCTTTCCCGGCTCCCCCTGATTACCTTTCACCTTTATAGGATCTCCCCATTCTCCAGTTTCCGCATTCTCTGCTACCTTTTGAGAAATCCAAATAACAGCAGCCGTTGCATTGGTATGCCATCCCCCTGTTGTTCCATTTCCATTTGGTCGTGCAGGTTCCTCCTCACTGTCATGATAGGTAATATAGACGTCCTTTCCATCTTTGCCGTTCGCACCTTCCGTACCGTCATTACCATCTGCCACCATCAATGTCCATGAAATGCCATTATAAATATATACGCGTCCATCAATCGTGTTACGGTAAACCCAGTTTTTCTGCGGGTTTGCAGGAGACGTTGACAATTCTCCTTTCCACACAATATCAAGACCGTCTTTTCCATTCTCACCATTAACACCATCTAATCCATCTTTACCATCTTGCCCCGGTTCACCCTTCAAATTTTCTTTTGTTTCATCATCAAGATTATCCCATGCCAATTTCACACCAGTACCAAAACGAAATCCCTCAGCATCCCATTTGATAGCGCCTCTTCCGATAAATCCTGAGCCATCAGGATTAAACTGATAGAGCACAGAGCCACCATTATCTATCCCCTTAATAATTCCGTTAACACAATAAAATCCTTTCAACCCATTACTTCCGGGAATATCGCCACCCATACGAACTTTCAAACAATCAGACCAATCTTTCGAATAAATTCCGTCCAATACATCAATAGCAGGTTGCGCTCCTTCGTCAGCATGCATATAAATAGCAGAATGCCGACCGATATATTTCTCATCATGAGAACTATTTCCAAATTGCACGATGTCATCTCCCGGTGCGGGAGGATTCATCACCACTCCTTCCCCATCTACATCAAATTCGGATTTAAGGATACGAATAACACCCTCCGCTACTGATTCAATTTCTACATGATATAGCTTCTGTCCACCAGAAAACTCCTGACAACGAATAAAGTCATGTTCTACAAAACTCATGTCCGCGTCTTCTATTGTAATAAGGTAAGCTATTCCGTCATCAGAAACAGTAACCGTTTTTATTTTTCCACATCCTTGTGTGATAGCTTGCGCACCGATGATTGCACGAATCTTACTTACCAATAACTCAAATACAGTGAACTGTCCACGTACCCTGAGTGCATCGACCTCAAGCATCCATTTTCCTGATACATACTCCCACATCTTCCATCCATGCCCAGCGAATCCGGATACAAAATCTTCCACATACTCCTTCACTCCGTTTGCTAATTTCTGCCCGGTTTCTTTGGCAGAACAGAGGAATCCATAAAACTTACCGTTACTTAATATTGCCATTACTTTACTTCTATATTTAACACACCCGTTTGAATGCTGTTTAACCTGAATATTGTATAACTCTCTGTGTACCCATAAACATTAGTCACCGTCCGAACTTCTTCTACCCAATCTGAATTACGCAATCCGCCAATCCAAAACTGAATATCAGAAATCATGGAAGCAGGTAAAATATAATAAGGATACTTGCCACCGGAACAATCAAATACAGTAACTTTTAATGGTCGCTCGGCCCAAGAACTTGTCAATGCCAAAATCTCTTCATCGGTGAGAGCCTCATGGAAAGAAACCCCATAATACTTCTTCAATCTGAACTTCACGGAAGTAGAATCCCTATAAACTTCACCATTATAGACAGCGGACAAAGTATACGTTGTATCAGCTGTAACATCCTTATATTGTTTTGCCCGGCTATCAATAGGCATTGACTCTCCATTGACAGACTGTGATGTAACATCCCGGTCATAACTCCACGAAAGATTAATTGTTTGCGTACTTCCTTTCTCATAAATTCCGCCTCCCCCTGCCAGAGACAAGGTAAACGGGAACACCTTCGACATCAATTGTGAAACATTAGAGAACAATGTCGTGTTTACTGTCCACTCGGAAGCTCCGGCAAGTCGTACTATAATATCATCCGTCTCCGATGTATTGTCAGCTTCTTCACTGACGTTATCCATTCCTCCAAGAGTAATAACTCCACCTCCTACAGACAACTCTTCTACGATTGCATCCTCAGACTCTTCAATGAGTGACATGAAAGAAGCCTCCTCGGTTACTTCTTTTTTACGGATCACCAGTCCGTTATTAGCTTCTACCAGTTCCGATGATACCAGTCCTTTAGTGAAAGTTATCCGTCCTGCCGCTTCGTCATTATAAATTCTGCTGAGCGCCCTCCCTCTAATCTCGTTTATAATCCTTTTCGAAGAAAACACATTCCGGTCCGATGGTTGTGTTTTATCATTTATACCAATTACATAGACTCCGGTACCGCCACCTCCATTTCCACTTGATCCATTGAATGCCTGTCCTTTGAAAGTCAGAGAGTCCACTTTGTTTTCTATTTCCCCCAAGCGGGAGTATGCAGCCGTTTCACCAATCGTATATACCGGATGATCATGAGGGATATCCAAAGCGCATTCATAACCGATAATACGTGACTGACGCCCATCTTCGAAATAGTTCTTGTTAATAAGATTCACACGGTCGCCTAATTCGAACCTTCTAATATCCCCATCGTTATAAATATAGTCAGGCAGCATCTTGCAACTATAAGTAGAAGGGTCTTGCATCGATTTCTCCACATACTTTTCAGCCATTTCAAGCAGTTCTTGTTCGGCACTTGGCAGCATGTTATCAGAAACAAACTTCGTATCGAATCCATAAAGAATATACGTATCACCATTGGAAGGCTTTAGGGATTCATCAGGTATAGGACGCCCATAATCTTCATTTCTCACAATTTCAAACACTTGTGCAAGAGGATTCCATGAACCATCAGCATTCTTTTCCGGCTGTTGGTCTTCATTTTTATCCTTATCCCAAGGGTTAAATGTTACGGTAAAGCTCATTCCGTTCATTGCTCCCGACTGGAATATAATATTCAGTTCCTGTCCCGGCAACACATAATCTTTGGAAAAAGTCATTCCGTTATCTTTAAAACGATAGGCATTCCATTTCTTGAAAACCGGTTCTTTACCTTCCTCTTCTATCTTATCCGTATATTCATGAAGAACAATATCAGACATTGTCCCTATCCTGCGTGGGTAAACATCTTCAAAAACAACCACCTCTTCAATAGCTTCTTCCATACTCATCCCGGGAAAGGCATCGATATAGGGCGTGTCACCCGGCAACATCAGGCGTTTCTGTACTACGCCATTCATCACTACGTCTTCATCTTGCGGACGATAATCAGACGGCAGGTTCCGGGTTGATCCGAAAGCGTAGATACGGGTAGCATAACTGGTCTGGCTGTCCGAACGTGTCATATCTCCGACATTTACCCCTATCTCAAAATCTACCGGATCACTATATTCACATCGTCCGAAGTGTATGATGCTATCCGTTATCCACCATTCGCATTGCCATGTTTCTGCAATCTGTGTCAATGCGTCAATCATATTCGTGCTATCATACGTAATCAGTTTAGCAGAGTTGTCTACCGTACCATCTGTGACGTAGCTGAAAGCCCGTCCCCTGTAGTTATAGCCGAGTACTTCAAGATTCTTCAGGAATACTTTCATGTGAGTGTCCAACGTAGAGGTCAGGCTCCATCCGGACTCTTTGTTTCCTTTCTCCGGAGTATAGAAGAACTTCTTATTCTTCCATTTCCAATAGTAGGCATCCAGTCGGAGATCATAGTCGTAACCTCCCGTTTCTGCGTTATAATCCGGCTTATATAAATCAACAAGCTCAAATACCCCTATCTCGTTGTCGATAAAATCTCCCAAAGAGAAATACACAGGTTTCGGGGCAGAGAACTTCAAAGTAATATAATCCTCCTTCATCAACAGGAACTTACGCTTGCTCCCTTGATTTATGGGAGTAGAAAAGCGTATATTTCCGGATATGTCTTTAATATCTATCATACTGTTTTCGTTCTATCATTAGGATTCGGTTCATATAGTTTCAGTGAGAACTTTCCAATGCCGCGCATAAACTGGCTGAATTGGCTGCACGATTGATAAATCGTTTTGTACACGACTTTAGGCTGATATTTGGTTTCTATCTCAAGTGCGCCTGTTGCCAGTTCTTCACAAAAGCTATTGTATCTCTCAAAAAACTGTTCCTCACTGGAAGCCGTCAAGTTAATCTGAAGAGTCAGATTTCTCACATCTACCCTTGGATTGGCGATGACCACCCGTTTTCCATGTTCCAGCCGACTCTCGTTTTCTATAAAAGTTTTGTTGGAGGATGGTGTCATTAGTTCGGATAATGCATTATTATCCATGCTTATGCCCCAAGTAGTGTAGGCATCTTTACCGTTAATGTATAGTTCTTCTTTCATAATATTACAACTGTTTCGTCCTTATCTATTTCCATTTCACAATTACCGACATTCACTATTAGAATCACAGCATAACCGGATGCTTTAATTTTAGCCTTTGCACCGTGCATCAAGATTACTTTATGAACTACTGTATTATCATCATAAGTAAGAATTCCGGAAGTGCCTCCCACCAAACCAATATTGGCATCATTAGAGCGGATGACCTCGCCGCTATCGACAAATACTCCAAATTCCTCAACATATTCTTTCATTCCCTGAAACATTTCCAAAGAGGGAAAATTGTTCTCTTCACAAAATTCCCGACCTTGGGGAGTGAAGAAAAGCCATACCAGACTTTTCCAGTCACTTACGCCATTCGATTTACTGCAAGCTCCGAATAAGGAAGCTGATTTCATTATATCATTTACTGATTCCATTACCTTGTTATTTTGTGGTTAAACTTTTTGTGTTATAAGCTATATTATCAAGCTTCTCTCCGAATCCCAATAGCACCTTGGTATATTTCGCAATATCTTCCAGATGTCCATTAGACATCACAGCAAGATTTCTCATTTCGGTCAACAAGATGTTGCCGGTAGAAGTATTCGTACACAATGAAGAAAGATTACCTAAAATGAAAAACATTGAATTTTTAATTTCTTCATTAGATATCTGCAAAGCGGTGAAGCGGCCATTCAACTCATCTCCTGTTTCCTGAGACATTGCAGTAAACCCACCTTTGGTAGATTCTTGTGAAGAAGACTCTTTTTCGTCACCTTTCATGTATTCATCCGCCCAACCAAACTGGCGATCCAAATCGTCCATAATAGCCTGTGCGTCTTTCTCTATTTGTTGCCGTTCCCAATCACTGATCATTTTATCTGAGAAGAATCCTGCCAACTTTGCACGTAATTTCTCCATTGGCTCCGAAGAAGCAGCTTTTATCGCCTCCGTAATCATCTGCTTAATCATATTCTTCACGAGGTCTTTTGAAGATTTTGCCTTATCATCTCCGGTGCTCCATGCGTCAGCATACGCCTGTGCAAAATCATCAATAGCAGCTTTCAGGTCTTCACCGAAAATGACATCTATTGCCTTTTCTTTATTGCCGGCTATAACCTTATCTATATCCTCTATCTGTTGCTCCCATTCATCAATTCTCCCCCAATCAGTTTTCTTTTTATCTTTCTCTTCGGCAATCTGATTCCGAATAAGTACTTTCTGTTGTTCAAGCAATGTATTCTGCTGCTCTATCAGTTCGGAGGCATCTGTAGAAAATGCTCTATCCAACGAATCACCAAGATTTTCGTATGATTTTTCGAGAACTTCTATTTGCTCCTGAATTCTTTGAATATTCTTTTCATTCTTGGCGTCATGAAGTTTAGCAAGTGATGATCCCAATGATGATACAAGGCCGATAGCAGCACCGGCAGCCGCTCCCCAAGGACCAAACATTGCACCTGCCTGAGCGCCGGACATAGCTGCACCTGCTGCATCCATAGCTACGTTCATTCCTTCTGCTACTCCACTCAATGTGTCGTTTCCAAAAGCATCTCCTAAACTGGACAAAGCATCTGAAAAGAATTTAGTGCTCTGCATAGCTGCATTCAGTGAGTCTCCTATTTCACTCAATGCTGTTTTTAATTTTTCAGGATCATTATTAGCTTCGAAAAGATGCTCGAAACCAATGGACATTTTATTCAATGACGTATCGCTCGAATCAGCCTGCTTATTTAAGTCCTCAATACTTTTTTCTATCTTCTCAATTTCCGGAGAAGAGCTTTTCAAAGCATCGAAACTCTCTTGCGAAATGCCAAACTTAGCTCCTTCAGCAGCATCCCAATTTCCATTCTTTATAAAATCTAAAGCCTCTTTTGCCTTGTCGACAATAGTACGCATATCTTTAACAGTACGTTCTTTTACGTCAGAAAACAGTTGACCAAATCCAGATGAACTTTCTGCCGCTTTTATGTCTAGTTCAGAGAGGGACTTTTTAGTTTCTTCATCAATAACTTGCTTTTCTTCCTCACCTTTACCTTCTTTTCTTTTTGAACCAAGATTTTCAATAGCCTTACGCTTTTCCATGAAAGTTTTATAATCCTTCAAATACTCATCCATTGCTTGCCTTTCAGATTCATAATAGGCACGGAGTTCATTTGCTTGTTTCCTATCAAGATACTTACTTCGTTTGCCAAAATCCTCTTTTTCTGATTTTGTCAGCACTTCTTTAGGTGCGACAAAATCTTGTTTTTCATACTTAGAATTTTCAGCCTTCTTAATATCTTCTCCTGCATCAAAAATAGCTTTTTGCTCCTCAATTCTTTGTCGTTCAAGCTCCTGTTGTTCTCGTTTTAGAGACTGTCTTTCTTTCTTCTGATTCAATTCCAATTGTCTAAAACTCTTATCTGCTCCGTCAGCCATTGCATCAATTGTCGCCTGCTGAATCCGATTCTCAGAATCTTCAGCGAAACGAATCATTTCTGTTGCTTGCTGTTTTTGAAGTTTTATACGTTTCTTGTGAGCTTCTTCAATCTCTTTTGTGTTATCCTCTTTTCCTGAAGTAGACTTCTTTTTATTTTGCCCAAGTCCTCCCATTACAATATCATATTGTTGGGAATATGAAAAAGATTGTTGTCCCAGAGAAATCATTTTTTTATGCGATTCTTCAGCTTTCTTCGAATAATCTCTTTTCAATATTTCATCATATCGTAATATATTCCCATCATCAGCAAGCATTCCTTGCGCTTTCAGCTTCTTATATTCTTGCATATTAACTGCTTGCTCACCCTTTCTAATGGAAATACCATTTACTACAACAGTATTTTCTTTATCCTTCTTTTCTCCCACTCTCGTCCAAACATCAGTAGCATTCTTTGCCTCCACATACGTTTTTGCTTCTTCTTGCATCTTATCCGCATACACCAATGATATAGCTTTAGCCATCTGTGCCTGAACAAATTTATCTTTATTATCAATAAGTAATTGTTGAGCATCTTTCACACTGCCGATCGAAACTCCCAATTCATCAAATGCTCTCTTATTATCAGCTATAAATTTCTTTTGGGCATCCATATCATTACCAAGTGCCCTAAATTTAGTAGACAATAATTCAATCATCGCTATCGGTTTAGCTGCATAATTTTGAATACCATCATTAAATTCTCTAACACTTTTATTCAGTTGTTCCTGTTCTTCTTGTTGCTCTTTCGTCCGGGATGACCATAAAGAATAAAGTCCTATTAGCGCAGAAATACCTGCTAAAATCCAACCGATCACAGGAATAGATTTTATGGCTAAACCTATTGCATGGAAAGATCCTGCTAGAGCAGTATTTACAATAACACCCGCCGATGCAGCACCCGTCTCCACCCCTTGTGCTGCTGCAGCCTGAAGAGTGATAGTTTTCCACCACAGTTTTAATTTACCAACAACGTTCAACTGGAAAGCCGATTCTTTACTCAGCACAGCATTAACCTCTTGCAAACCATTAGTTACAGCAATAGCTAATTGAACTTTTTGCATAATCTTTTGTAGTGTTTCATTTTCAATAGAAAATAACTCTAGCATAGAGGAGACTGTCGAAAAAGAGCTAGACAAACCATTCAATCCGGAAATCATTCCTTCAAATGTAGTACCCGTATCTATATTTTTTATAGTGCCAGACAAGGATTCAGCCTTCTCTTCCAATTTCGCATAAGCTTCTGTATTTTGCTGCCCGGCATTACGCATTTTTTCCATTTCTTCAAGTACCGATGACATTTCAGTACGCAAAACAGATAGTTCATTTTGAACCGCTTCCAATTTTTGTTGATAAGACAATAGTTCTGCATTCAATTGTGCCAATTCATTATACTGATCACTAATATTTACAGAAAGATCATCTCGTGAATCTATTTCTTTACCAATAGATGATTTCCGTTCTTGCCCATCATCAGTTGTATTCTCTGTATATTTTCCTAAATCATTTCTTAAATTCATCAAACGCGCTTGATTTTCGGAATCCAACTTAGACAAAGATTTGATAGCATCATTTATCTGTTTATGCATACTTCTAATTGCATTTCCCACCGTATTTGTAGTCAAAGTTACATTATCAGCCATCTGCTGAAATGACAAACTTACTTTCTGTCCTTGTTTTTCCATCTCCTTTGCTGTAATCCGAACAGCAGAGCGTATTTGCTCCAATTTTTCTATAAAATCAGAGTTATTCACCGTAATATCAAAATTTAATTTACTCATAACATATAATTATCATTTAGTTTATACACTGCAAAGCTATTCCACATTTCAATCGTTATTATATTTTGCCGCACAGTATTCGTGACCTCTTAGAAATAGTCACTATTTTCAATTTACCTACACCAATTTCATCATTTTTGATTCCACTTTCGCTATCTTTACTTATATCTTATTACCAATTACCTAATTAGCAGTAATTAATCAATTCATTCACCAGTCCAATATAAAATTTTACAAAAGCTTTCCCGATCCATATATTATGTATACATTTGCAAAAACAGAACATTCAACACATTATATATTATGAAAATATTAGTCATAACAACAGTCCTTTTATTTGCGATAAACTCCTATGCGCAAATTACAACTATAACAACAAAAGAAAAAGAAGAACCTATAGAAATACAAAAGTATGATAGTCTTGAAAGTATAAGCATCAATAATGCATTACTTCACAAAGGACAAACATTATTCCTTAAAGGAAGCTGTTATGCAAAAGAAAACAACTATTATCGTATATTTTTCACTAAACCAGTTCCTAAATACAGTTCAAACAAAAATTCTTACGTATACAAACCTACTTCGGGAAAAAGGAAGGGGGAAATAGTTAGTAACTATTCTGAATTAGTTGGAAAATACTATAAAATTTTATCCGTCGAAACCGACAAGACAAATCCATACGAAACTAAATACTGGCTTCAATTAGTAGATGATGATAACGCTATATTTTATTATCATATGAGCATGGGCTTAAATGATTTTGTGACTTTAGGCTATTATGAAAAAATGAAGCAAACGTTTGTTGGCAAGGACTTCTATTCACAAGGAACATTAGAACGTGAAAAAGTAGACAGTAAAGAAACAGTAAAGTTTCCACCTAAAACAAAATTCAAATGTATCGATATAGCCATTAAGATAGGAGAAGATGAACCCACCTTTGCAGTGCTTGAAAATGAGAAATACGGGAAAATTAAAGGTGAGATCATCAAAGGACAGAGGTTACATATGTTTATCAGTGTATCGGCATGTAATGAATATATAAAAAAATACGGAACAAAATTTGGTAACTGCGTAGCAGAAAGGAAAATTATAATTGGCATGAATAAGAAAATGGTTCGAGATGCTTGGGGAGTTCCAGATAACATAAATACAACTACTGGTAGTTATGGAACTCACGAACAATGGGTATATGATAGCAGGTATATATATTTCAAAAATGGAATAGTAACATCCATACAATACTAAAAGGAAATTAAACATTCAACACATTATATATTATGAAAATATTAGCCATAACAACAACATCCCTTTTGTTTGCAATAGGTGCCTATGCGCAAATTACAACTATAACAACAAAAGAAAAAGAAGTACCAGTAGAGGTACAAAAGTATGATAGTCTCGAAAGTTTAGATTATGACAATGCCCCATTACACAAAGGACAAACATTATTTCTTAAAGGTAGTAGTTACACAAAAGAAAATGGATTTTACATGGATTTCTTTTCTAAAATCATTGACGGTTGGGATACCGATACGTACACATATAAACCAATCTCAAGGACAAAAGATGGAGAAATAGTTAGTAGCTATTCTGAACTAGCAGGAAAGTATTATAAGGTATTATCTGTTGAATCTAGAAATTCTGACATGGATGGCACTGTTTATTGGTTCAATTTAATAGGTGACGATAACATACCTTTTTATTTTAAATTAGTTAAAGGCTATGGAAATGATTTTGTTACTTTAGGCTATTATGAGAAAATGAAACAATCATTTGTTGGCAAAGAGTTCTATTTCAAAGGAAGATATGAACTCAACAAAGTCGACATAGAAGAAACTATAATTCCTCCCTTCAAAACGAAATTCAAATGTACCGATATTGCTGTCAATGTAGGAGAAGACGGACCAATATTTGCAGTACTAGAAAATGAGAAGTTCGGTAAGGTTAAAGGAGAGATTATTAGAGGACAAAAATTAAATCACTTCATAACCATCACATTTTATAATGAATGCGTTAAGAAATACGGAACAAAATTTGGGAGCTGCGTAGCAGAAGGAAAGATTGAAATTGGCATGAATAAAAAAATGGTTCGAGATGCTTGGGGAGCTCCTGATCATATAAATACAACCACAGGAAGTTATGGTACTCACGAACAGTGGGTATATGATGACCGATATTTGTATTTCAAGAATGGAATATTGACATCTAGACAATACTAGAAAACAGAGTATTCATTACATTATATATTATGAAAATATTAGCCATAACAACAACAGCCCTTTTGTTTGCAATAAGTGCCTATGCGCAAATTACAACTATAACAACAAAAGAAAAAGAAGTACCAGTAGAGGTACAAAAGTATGATAGTCTCGAAAGTTTAGATTATGACAATGCCCCATTACACAAAGGACAAACACTATTTCTTAAAGGTAGTAGTTACACAAAAGAAAATGGATTTTATAGGGGTTTCTATTCTAAGATCATTGACGGTTGGGGAGGGGCCGATTATATATACAAACCAGTTTCAGGAAAAAAAAGTGGAGAAATAGTTAGTAGCTATTCTGAACTAGCAGGAAAGTATTATAAGGTATTATCTGTTGAACCTAGAAAACTTTCAGTAGGTGATACTATTTATTGGCTTAATTTAATAGGTAACGATAGCATACCCTTTTATTTTAAATTAGAAAAGAGCTATGGAAATAATTTTGTGACTTTAGGCTATTATGAGAAAATGAAACAATCATTTGTTGGTAAAGAGTTCTATTTCAAAGGAAGATATGAACTCAACAAAGTTGATATAGAAGAAACTATAATTCCTCCATTCAAAACGAAATTCAAATGTACTGACATTGCTGTCAATGTAGGAGAAGACGGACCAATATTTGCTGTACTAGAAAATGAGAAATTCGGTAAAGTAAAAGGAGAAATTATCAAAGGAAAGAAGTTAGATAACTTCATAACCATTACATTTTATAATGAATGCGTTAAGAAATACGGAACAAAATTTGGGAGCTGCGTAGCAGAAGGAAAGATTGAAATTGGCATGAATAAAAAAATGGTTCGAGATGCTTGGGGAGCTCCTGATCATATAAATACAACTACAGGAAGTTATGGAACTCATGAACAGTGGGTATATGATGACCGATATTTATATTTCAAGAATGGAATATTGACATCCAGACAATACTAGAAAAGCAAGCAAAAGGTGACCTTTATACAATAAAAGAATGATAATTAAACTAAACAATACAATTATAAACAAACCAAACTCTTCAAACATGAAACATTTAATATGGATACTCTTATTTGTAATATTCGCATTCGGATGTGGCAATAAACAAAAAAGAATAGAGGAACAACAAAGACTTGATAGCATTGCCAAAATCGAAAAAGCAATGCTGGATTCTATTGAGGAAAAACGTGCTGACTCTTTAGCTCTCATCGCATGGGGAGATGCGAAATTTGGCATGACCATGGAAGAAGCTTTAAAAACAAATGCCTTCAAAGGATATAGCAGTAGTGTATCTGATACAGAATCTGGGCAGAAGCTAAGTCTTTCCATAGAAAAACTTGTAATAGGAAACTATGATATAGACGTCTTACAATTCAATGTTTATTTTAGAAACGATGAATTATGTGACATCCTAATAAAATCATATCCACAACCAGCTGATCATATAGATGATTTAGTGAATGACGCCTTAGTCATCGCCAATAAATTTTATAAAAAATATGGAGAAGCAACCAAATCATTTGATGGTCAATTGAGTGCCTTTCATCTCAGCAAAAGAGAACCGTTCTATTTAAGAAGATGGAAAATTTCTAGTAAAGAAATAAATATTACATTTTGGGAGAAAAGTGGATATGAATACGATTATTCAATATCAATAGATAATTGGAGGTATCCATTAAAAAAAGACTTGAAAAGAACAAAGAAAGAGGTTAAAAAGCAAAAAGAGAGAAAGAAATTAGAAGAGTATCAGTTTTAACAATATAATATTCCCTCAACATAAACATAGATGAATAGGAAATTTCAATATTCCAATTCAACATTATTAGGGGGGGGGTAAAGGATCAGGTATACACCTATTATCTCATCTATGCAGTTTTATAGAATATGGTATTCTTAGGAGCGAATATTAACTCCTTCATATAATGTGCAGACTGGGAAGAAGGATTCAATAAACTAGAAAAAAAATATACGCGTATTTTCAAAAAGATTGAAAAACCATCTCCTGATTTCAACAAGTATAGAGATGCAAAAATGTATCTATTATAAGATTTTTATTTCACCTTTATGTAAGTTCCATCTTCTAACAAGCGACATAACAAGTATTATTATCTCACTTCTCAAGTATTAACATTTCACATATCAGGTATTAATACCCGACAACTCAAGTATTAATACCTGATATTTAATTTCATATAGAAAAACATGAGCTACAAAATTCTTTCAGTACATGAAAATTATTAGAGAATCTTTTGGCATTCAATATATTCTGCCTACCTTTGCAGCATTAATTAACATTAATGCTTTGCCTGCAAAGCGGCAAAACAAACATAGGGAAATATTAACGGGAAATATACATTGTGGGACAAATAGATAGTGGGAAATGCTATTTGCCTATATAAAGCTCAATATAAACATGACTACAGTAAAAAGAAATTCCGCTTAATTTCTAAGCAATGAGATGATTATACACCTACCTCAATAATCGTGCATTATCTCCACACTTATTAGATCAATTAAACATATTCAAAAGAAATACAATCAAAGATTAAAAACCAAATCTTTGGTTATAAACCTGCAAAACAAACTTTTAATAAACATATAAAAATGAAGAAAATCTTACTACTATTGGCTATATTGCCAATGTTCATGACATCATGTTCTAATGATGACGAATCCACCGAACAAACCTTCTTTGTAAACGTGTACACTAAATGGGAAGACTCAGAAGAAAAAGTTGCTAAAAAAGCCTTTCTGTACATTTATGAAAATGAGAACAAAAGTATCGACAACAGCCAAAGCACTATCTCGGTTGTTAATGACGGACTAATCACATATACAGATGGGAGCAAATCTTCCAAACCCAAATATGCTACTAAATTTCAATCCGGCGTATTCAATATTGAAAATATGCCCAATGGAGAATACATATTATGGGTTACCTATATGGAAGAATATGGGGGGCGTACCTATTCATCTTACAAAGCAATCAGCGTAAACCACGATTATAGAGGAAAAAGTGAAAAGAAGGTCTTTCAAACTTCTATGCAAGACCAAGGATTGTATGTATATCAAAACTGGTAATCAGAATTAATATTAACTCTTTTCTTAGAATCTAAGAAAAACAAACAGCTATTGTATGAAAAGAATTATTTTGAGTGCTCTAATTGGATTAATGGCAATTAGTGCAAGCGCACAACTTATGCGCAGTGAAGAACTGGAAAAGTACGCTAAAGAAAAATTTGGCGACAAATGGGTAGATGCGGCAGCAACCATAGGTTCGCAACTGGCACTGGACAAAAACAACTCTCTGACATATACTCAGGTTATTGAGTGTGGAGAGCAAACCAAAGAAAAATTGTATGTTACTCTTAACCATTGGTTTGTAGAATCTTTTAATGACGCAAACTCTGTCATTCAACTTAATGACAAAGAAGAAGGAGTTATTATCGGCAAAGGTTACCTTTCTGATATTGCAGGACACTTAGGAGGAATGAACGCATATAATGTCAGCGTTCACCCTATTATTAAAGTGGACATCAAAGATAAAAAAATTCGTGTGACCTATACCGTACAATGTTTTGAGGTGGAGAAAGCTGTAGGAGGCGGTGTCATGTCTGCTCTGTCAAACACCAGACCTTCCATATCCACAGAAAAATGGCCGCTTGAAACCTGTTACCCTTTCATTGAGAAGGATGAACATAAAGCGAAAAAGACTTCTTCAAAAGCATTAGTAATGACTCATGCATACTCTAATGTAATTATGGATAAGATTGAGGAGGCTGTGAAAAATGGTCTTGCCGGCAATGAATCTGATAATTGGTAATAAAATTACTATTGTACTAATAGTCTACATCTTAGTATCAGTACTAACCATGTAGACTATTAATAATCAAGATTACTCACTAATCATCCTCCTTATCAAATCCCTATTCCCCGGTTCATCCGCATTGATCACCTCCCCATCTCCCCGACCTAACTTTTTACGTTCTTCTTCGCTTAGATACACAGTAGTAACAGCATCGGCAAACAACATATTCAGATTGACATAGCTAATTCCCCAAAGTACGTAATCCATTGTCCATCCATAGCGCTGGCAGGCAAAGTCTATCAGCAGTCCATAGATACTCTTTCCCCCGAAAGTGATGCTGCTCCCCTCTCCCTTTATCCTGCTGATTCGTGTTTTCATTTCCCGGTCTGCATCGATACCAAAATATCGGATGAACTCTTCTATCTTATCACTCGAAAGGATAATAGTCAAAATGGTAGCCAAATCTTCCACCGACGCTTCATCCTGAAAAAGCCTGGCACGCCGAAGTACTTTCTCCATATCCAGAATACTCTTTCTATCGTTGAATGTAGAGTAAGCAATGACCTGACAGACAGATTCCGTTTTCTCTTGGCAGATTCTCAGCGTCTCAACAAGCGGATTAATGGCCAGAAGCTCCATATTGACATCCATCGAGAGATACAAGTTCTTCAGTATTTGCATCTTACCCAAAGTAGAAGGATAGAGACATAGTTTATTCTTTCCGATACTAAAACTGATCGCTTTTTCCACGATAGCATCGGATATGTTGATTTCGATTTCTTTATTTATGTTCATAGCGGAATTTATAAAAGAAGAGCGCCATGACTAGCGCTCTCCATTGACGTAAAAAGAATCTTATTCTGCCGGAGTAGCAGGAGTATAAGGTTTCACCTGATCACCGGTGGCAGGTTTCAATACATCTACCGTGTATTTCCACTTCTTACCTTCGGCGGTGTCGTATGATTCTTCTACAGAAACCACAGAACGTTCGATCAGGATACCTTCGCATGTTTCATCTTCCGGAGTAAGACGGAAAGCATACTCGCCTTCAACTACTCCGTCAGAGTCCTTGATCGGTTTTTCACGACCTTTAGCCGCACGGATTTCAAACTCGAACGCATAAGTATTTCTGGCATACTTCACTGCTTCATTTTCGCCTCCCTCTACCTTTGCTTCTTTCTTTTCACCTTTGGTAGGAGTCAGTTTAGTTGAACTTTCCACCGGGTCGCAACCTAGTTTTGTCCATTCTGACGGTGCAGCTCCGTTCACACATTTTCCAAACTCAATTGTGGGTTTTCCCCAAGATAATTGTGCCATAATCTAAATTGTTTAAATTTTTAATTAATAAATAATATATAAAAAAGCTAGCTTTAAACTGTTCTTTCTTTTGAATCACAGGTCCTGTTTTCTAATTCGTCGGTAAAAGTACTGCCAATATAAATGACTGGTAAATTTTCGGTTCCCTCAGCCGTGACATCTTACCCGAAGTCATAAAATAGGATTTTGAGGTATGATTCCGTTCTCTTTCAGACGACTCATAAATTCGTCACATAGCTGATTTACAATCTTTCTATACCCTTTGTAAGTGGTATAAAACGATTTTATTAATTTGCAAAGATTGGAAACAGCAGACGGGGAAGTAAATCCGAATAATTGTGCCAGCTTATCCCGAACACCACTTACTATTCTTCCGCCAACTAATGCAATAGGAGAATAAAAAAATAAGATAACGAAAAGAAATTGTCCTTTCTGATCGGTATTCTGTACTCCTGCTTCCTCACAGCAACCGGACAATTCACAATACCATTTATACAGCATGGGTATATACTCCAATTCTGTTAGTAAAGGAGTTGATAATGCCATTTCCCTCTCCATCAATCTGAGCTTCTCTTCATGTATTGATTTCAGTTCTTCAATTTCTAAAAATTCCTGTAACATAGCCTGTCGTTTTTAAGATTATTACTTTATTAACTCTTCTCTTATGTGAGTTTCTTTTTCTTTCTCTTCGATGCGCTTAGTCCACCCCCACATCATAGCAGAGTAAATCGCATTCGTGTACAAAAGAATCTCTCTCCCACTCGTGAGAAACTCTACCCTAAACGCTGCATTCCTCGCAACGGTCCGCAAATTCTTTTTTATATCCATAAAGGCATTCATTTTGGTTGTTCAATTCAATAATACAAACTAGATGTTGAGAATATTAATTAGCAGTCAATTAGCATATTATATTTTAAGGTCGTGCCATCTTTTCATCTATTGTATGCATTGTTTGTTGATAATCCGATAAAAATACTATCATTATTAATGTTTGAATAAAATTTACTATACCAAACCATGACATCAAAGACAAAGTCACAAAATAGATTTATTCTCTTGTTAGTCCGGTACTTATTCTTACCTTTGCATCGTCTTAACCGACAAGATGTTTTTACCAATTCATAAGGAAGAGTTAATTGTTTTTCCCACACAAACTAAAAATAACCCCTTATCTTTTAGCAACTTCATCTGTATGAATTAATCTGTTGCACTTGAGCAACCGTCCTGTTATACTTGTGCAATATTCCTGTTACACTTGTCTATCCCGGCTATTACTCAACTGCACCGCAAACAATGGCTATTGAAAGAAGTTATTATGAGCATACTTTACAAAACAACCCGCTTCGCGGATACATTCACAGGAGATAAGGAGACAAATGTCCGGGTACAACTGCTATCATGGGATACACTAGACACCAAAGCATTCGTAGAATATCTGGCAACCAAATACAACCTATCCAAAGGAGAAGCATACAAAAGCCTCAGCTTAGTACTGGAAGGAATGGAAGCCGTGCTGAAAGACGGAAACATACTCAATCTGGACGACTTCGGCAGTTTCTCTCTAAACGGAAATTTCTGTGAAGACAAAGAGCCGGACGAAAACCACAGGGCAGAATCCATCCAAGTGAAAAACGTAGTTTTTAAAGCGGACAAGAATCTGAAAAAACGTATTTCAGCTGCCGGATTTGAGAAGTACAATCCAAAGAAACACAATAAACGGAAATATTAA